ACGAAGGCGGGCAAGGCCCTGATGGAGGAGCTGCGCGCTTCGGACGCGGTGGTTGTCTCCTCCGGTGACAGGGAGCGTCTGCGGAAGATGGGGGCTGTTTCGGCCCCGTATTTCAGGTCGCTTCCCGGCAGGCCGGAGATGGTGGTGGTCGCGGACGACCCGGGGAGTGGGCTGCGGTTGAAGGGCAAGTTCGACTGGCTGCCTGACGGTCCGGACGAGGACGGGGTGCTGCGTATCCGTGATTACAAGACTACGAGCGCGGACCCGAGGGAGTTCCCCGGCGAGGCGGCCCGTTTCGGCTACCACATCCAGGCGGCCTTCTACATGATGCTGTACCGGCTGACCGGTTTCCAGGGCCTGCTCGGGTTCGAGTTCGTGGTGCAGGAGAAGAAGCGTCCTTACGACTACATGGTGTGGCGGATGGACGAGGATGGCCCGGAGACCGTGCTGGCCGGTGAGCGTATCGCGCAGGCGTTGGATGAGCTGGCCGGGTTCAGGCGTGACAGTCCGGACGACTGGAAGCAGCGCATGGGGGAGTACGGGCTGGACAAGACTCCCCGCACGGTGGGGTTCCCCGGCTGGCGGATCGACAGAGAGTACGAGGAGATGGAAGTATGAGCGGTCAGGAAAACAAGACAAAGCAGGAGCAGGCTGAGCAGGAGCTGACGGTGTGGGAGCGCCTGCAGAAGGCGCGCATGGAGATGAAACCGGAACAGTCCGGCCAGCTGACCATCAGCGGCAACCGGATCAGGTACTCGACGATCGACGACCTGTACAAGGCTGTCACCGACGCCCTGGCGAAGCAGGACCTGTGGCTGTCCACGCACCTGGCGAATAACGCGGTGCGCGTCCGGGTCGTGGACGTGAAGACGGGCCAGGCCGAGGATCTGCTCGACTACCCCTGCGTGTTGACGGGGAAGGATGTGAAGAAGGACGCGGGCACTTGGACCAGCTGCAAGCGGTACGCGATCACGAGTGCCTTCAACCTGGCTTCGGGTGACGAGGGCGGCTCGGAGCAGGCGGCGGCCCGGGAGGAGGAGCGCCAGCAGCGGGGGTTCGTGAGCAGGCAGCGGTTCGCTTCGGCCCCGGAGTCGTCCCTGACGCGTATCCGCGCGGCCTTGGTGGCGGCGGGGGTGAACGTGCCAGCCGAGCAGAAGGAGACGGTGAGCCGCCTGATCGGCAGGCAGATCACGGGCAACCTGGGCTCCGCGAATCTGACGCCCGCCGAGGCGGACAGGATACTTGATGAACTCGGCAAGGTGGGTGATTCCGATGATGCCTCTCGTTGATTTCCTCTGGCTGTGCGCCGCCGGTTTCTGCGGCGCGGTGTGCGTGTTCGCTTCCTGCTGGACGCTCGCACACCCTCAGCTTGGTCTGCTTGACCTGGCCGCCCTGGCAGGGTTCGGCTGGTGCATGGAAAGGGGTGAGCGCTCATGAGCAAGCTCAAGGTGCATGGCTATACGGTGCACGTCCCCGAGGACGGGTGGCGGTTCGACTGCGATGTGCCCAACTGCATCAGATTTATCTCCATCTACAGGGACGGGCACGTAATCGACGGCACCCGTTTTCGCTCCGAATTGCACCAGCTGGTGTGCGGAGTCGACGACGCGGAAACCGCTTTCGACCTGGGAATCGTCAAGTACGGCTGGCAGAGGGGAGATGTGTTGGACCGGCTCTACTGCTGCCCGGAGCATCGAGAGGATGCCGACTCATGACGCTATCAACCAGGGCCGGCTGTCCTTGTTCGACTTGTTCCCGGCTCACCCAGGGCGAGTGCTGCAAGTGCTGGTCTCCGTCGTGTGCCAAGACCATCTGGCATGGCTATACATGCAACTGGGAAGCCGAGCGTTCACATCCTGTCACTCGCCGTTACCGGAGCGAGGACAACCCGATTGTAATCGACGACTTCAAGAAGGAGGCCTGACGTGGCCGGAGACGCCATCATTACCATCATCGGCAACCTGACGGCGGCCCCTAAGATTCGGTCGACGTCGAACGGGGGCAGAGTGGCGAATGTCACCATCGTCTCCACGCCCAGGCAGTTCAACAGGACGTCGGGTCAGTGGGAGGACGGGGATGCTCTGTTCATGCGTTGCTCGGCATGGGATACGCAGCACCAGCCCCTGGCCTCGAACATGCAGGCGAGCCTGACCAAGGGCATGAGGGTGATTGCCCAGGGCCGTCTGGTGCAGCGCTCCTACCAGGACCGCAATGGCAACAACCGTATGTTCGTGGAGCTGTGCCTGGACGAGATTGGCCCGGCCCTGACTCGGAGCACCGCCCAGGTGACTCGGAACAATAATAGTGGCGGCAATTCGGGCGGCGGTGCTGGGTTCGGCGAGCAGTTCTCGTGGGGTGGGGGAGCGTCCCCGATTCCCGCGTCATCGGCCTCGTGCGCACCGGGACCGGCAGGTGGACAAACAGGTGCGCCGGAACAGGACCCGTGGGTAGGGGGCGGCAATGACGAACCTGAGTTTTGATCCGTTCGCCGGGGTTGAGACGCCGCCCGAGCCTGACCGCGTGTGCCCCGAGTGCGGTGGCGCGGTCGGCATGGTGGGCCGCTGCTTGGGCTGCGGGTGGCCGTCCTGGGAGGCGTACGCATAAGCAGACGGAAGAAAGGACAAGGGTACGAGGTTCGAGACCGCCGTCTTGCGGTACCTGCGTGACCGTATAAGCGACCCCGAGGGCATGATCCGCCGGAAGACCCTACAACAGGAATGCCGACCGGTTCTCACTGGCCGACCACAGAATGGTGGTCTTCCGCCTTTCCGGAAGGCGAGGAGGCTATGGCGCACCGCCTGGCGCGGAGCAAGGGCTATGAGGTCGAGGTCCGCCCTCAGGCACGGGGGTGCCAGCCTGCCGAGGACGAGCAGAACTGCATGCGACTTTCCAGGGGACGGGGTCCTGTTCCCCGGGTACGTGCGCCGTATCGAGGTTCCCAGGGACTGGCGGCTCGGGATGCTGACCATGCTCGGCTATGCGGGACGGCGCGGGGCCGACATCATGCGAGTATGCCGGTGCGATTGAGGGCAGATCGGCACCAAGGCCGGGCGGAACCTGACGGGCGGACAGTCCAAGTTATGCGGATGCCAATGAGGAAGGAAGAAAGAAAGGAGGGCTGTCATGGCCGGTAGACGCGGTTACGCGAAGCTGAAGAACGACTTCTACCTGAACGGGAAGGTCAAGGAGCTACGTGTCGTCTGCCCATCTGCGGTGGGGGCGTTCGTGTTCGCCATCGCCTACTGCTCGGACAATCTGACAGACGGTCGCATCCCCGATCGTGACCTTCGTTATGTGCTCGGGGTCACCGATGAGGAGATCAACGCGCTGTGCAAGGTCGAGTTGTTGGAGCCGGACGGCAACAGTGGGTACGTGATCCATGACTACACGGAGCACAACAGCAGGCGTGACCAGGTGGAGAAAAGCAGGGAAAGGAACGCAGAAAACTATCGAAAGCGCAGATTCAACAGAGATTCAACAGCGACTCATCGTGATGAATCCGAGTTGAACCGGACTAAACACAAAAACACCAGAACACAAGAACATTTACCCGACAATAAATCCCCCAACCCCCCAACGGGGGCCGACGCCGACCGGCAGCCCGTCAGGGAGCCGTCGTCGGATGAGGCGGCCCAGTTCCGACAGTTCTGGTCGCTCTACCCGAACCACGACTACCCTGATGCCGCCGTCCGCGAGTTCAAACGCGTCCTGCGCCGGACCGGGACGGAACGCGTGAACCTCGTCGCCCTGCTTCAGGGAGCCCAGATGCTCCGGGACGAACAACGGGACCCCCGGTACATTCCCGCCGCATCCAAATGGCTCCACGATGGCGGCTGGAAGAACAAGCCCAAACCGCGGGCCAGGCAGCCGGACCGGCAGGCGAGCAGGGCTCAGCAGAACCAGGATGCGAACGCCGCCCTCATAGCCCGGTATGTGCAAGAGGAAATTCCGCAGATCCCGAGAAAGGAGATACCCGCATGCTAACCCTCGCTGAAAGCACCCTCGTGCTTGCCAAGATCCGGGCGCACCACGGCAACGCACCCATCACCGACCTGGAGGCGCGCACCTTTCATGAGGAGCTTCGGGCCGACGCGAACCTGGCCGATGCGATGGAATCCGTCAGACGTTTCTACGCGAACAACGAGACGGGCCGGTGGATGCTCAGCGGGGACGTCAACGCAGGCATCCGCCGCATCCAAGGCCCTCGAATACCCGACGCGGTACGAATCCATGAGTTCATGGAGCAGGACGGCATCGGCATCAGCAGTCCCCGGTCAATCCCATACAGGCGGACCCTTATAGCCCAGACTCGCCAGGGGGCCCCAATCGAGGAGGCTCGCGTCAAGGCCATGAAAGCCGCCCAGCTGGTCATTGAACCGCCCAAGCCAGAACCAAAACCCCGCCTAACGGGCCACTTTATCGGCGGTGGGGTTGAGCGGCTTGGTGCCGAAGACCTCAGCAGCATGATAGGAGGCACAAAGTGAGCAACCATACGAACCGCAAAAAAGAACCCTCTGAGTGTCCGGCAAAACCCGGGTGCGGGTGGGATGAGGAACGGACGAGTAAGGGATGTAAAAGCACGTACGGGGACTATCCGGGAGGAAGTTTGAGCTACGCATCCCATCAAACCAAATCCCTGGCCGGTATCCACGAAACGGCCTCCGACCATGACATCACCCGCAGGTACAGGTACAGGCAAGCCGTCATCAATGCCATGCACGTCACCATCTCCTGGGAGTCGAACATCAAGAAGGAAGGACCCAAGTTTTGACCAGAAACCAATGTCCGATATGCGAGGGACTGCCGCGCGGACCCCTGTGCAAAGCCCACCGGCAGGAACTTGCCAAGACAATCCATGAGCTCAGGCTCGGCATGTACGAGCTGAAGCGTATGGAACGTCGCGAGGTGCGCCATAAGCCGCACGGTGAGAGAGCCGTCAGGTCCGTGTTCTCGCCAACCCTCATAGACATGACCGCCGCCAGCCTGTACGACTATGCGGAGGAAATCATCCAGGACGTGGCAGGCGACATCGGCCTATGGGCCGGCGAGGCCCTGCAGCTCCTCACCAAGCTGGCCGGCAGGATGGGCAGGCTGGCGAACGCGCCTAACAGCGGACGTGACTACCGCGACCTCACTCGCACCAACCGGAAGGTCCAACTGCATATAACACCGCCGGAGGAGCGCATCATCCACGGACACTGCCTCAGCCCTACCTGTGGGGCCGAGCTGTCCGGACTGCCCGACGACACCATGTCCACCTGCAGCAAGTGCGGAAATGCGTGGGTGGTGGCCGAAGTCAGACGGGTACGCCGTGAGCGTATGGAGGGACAGTACATCATCGGGCAACCCAAGGTGGCCGCGCAGTGGGTCTGCCGGGAGACAGGGTTGGAGATCAAAAGGGGCGACGTGAGCAATTGGCGGAGTAGGGGACTGCTTCATCCTGTGGAGACCGAAACCAGGGGCGTTTGGCAGTGGGCAAAACCCGAGCTGCTGGAGTGCGCCGAGGGAATGCGCCTGGCGACTTGACAAACTGTCGTTTGAGTGCGATAGTTAAATATAGTTGATTTAACTGTAAGGGTCGGGCGATTGTGTCCGGCCTTTACTTTTTGTTTCCTTGCGCCTGGGATTCCGGTATCCGAGCGGGCTATCTTCGTGATGAAGTAACGTGCCTCACCGCTCCCTTTATCATGAGCAGCACCTCTTCAAACCGGTTACAAAGGGCTATTACTGCTGGAGTCAACCAATCGCTCGAGTGCCCCAAGGAACATCGCGAGGTTGTCGCCGCCCGTTTGCCCCACTGGAAGCAAGACGCGAGCATCAAGCTGTGCAAAGCCCATGACGACCCAGAGACCGGGGCGGCAGGACAGCCTACGCATGACCACCTGACCACATCATTCCGCTATGGGTACATCCCCTGGGTCCCCACGCTGTTCGAACTCCTGAATAACGGCTGGCGGCTGAGCGACGCCGAATGCCAGCCAGCCTCATAAAACTTGCCCGCAGGCTTTCCTACCTTTCCCCTGTGGGCATCATTCTTGCCCGGCCGTGCCACAATTCCAATACTCGGACGTGAGCCGGGCAACTTCAACCGCGCGGGCCCTCTTGGATGAGCTGCGTGAACAGACCACCAGGAACGCAACCAGTCAGGATGTCGTCGATGAAACCCGGTCGCCCATCGCCGCCGTCGTGGATGACTCCTGCTTCGGCTGATACCTGGTGGTCGACGACCTGGACGTGTTGGCCCGGATGATGATCGTCGAATACTCCGTTGTGGGCGAGCCTGTATAGCCCGCACGCCAAACCAACCCAAATGTGGGGGTCTCCGCCGTGGAGGCCCCTTTTGTGATTCCCAAGGAGGATCAACATGGCACAGAACCAGACCGGCCCCGACAGTCAGGGCAACGACCTCATACGCGTCGGTGTACCCATCGGCGGGTATATCGCGTTCGCCCCGTACGCATCGGAGAACGTCATAGCCGATGACAAGCTTGGCAAGGTCCCGCTGGAGCTACCTGAAGGGTACCGCAAGCTTGGTCTCATCAAGGCGGACGGTGCACCGCAGAAGGGGCTCGAAGCGGGCGAGGCGACCGACCTCTGGCAGGAGGGTTACAGCATCCCCGGTGACGGCAAACGCAGCATCCAGGCCAGCCTCGCGGAGAACAACACCGCCGTGATGAAGCTGACCGAAGGCAAGGAACCTGACCAGAACGGCATCGTCTACGTGGATTCCGGCCTTCCTGCGGCAAAGGTCATCCTTCTGGCCGTCACCAAGTTCCGCAACGGCGATGAGGAACGACTCCATGGTGTAGCCCAGGTCACGGCCATGGAGATGGACCAGGAGACCACCGGAGAGCCGCGCGGCAAGAGTGTGACCCTCGAATGGCGGCCCGACCCCTTGTTCAAGGACAAGCCCTATAAGCAGTTCGGCCCCCAGCCGCCCATCGAATCGTCGGCCCCTGAAGCCAGGCAGACCGGCTCATCCAAGTAGTCAGAAAGAAAGCAAAGGAGAACAATGCAAATGAACCCCATCGACGAGCAGACACAGGCTGATTATGACTTCGACAATTTCGACGAGGACAAGATCATCGACGCTCTGCGAGATGAGCTGAGCGTCAAGTACATCATCCTGGAGAAGGGCAAGGCCTTCGTCGCCAAGTTCCATGACGGGAAGGTGGTCGAAGTGCCCCTGCTCTTCTCGGTGCAGGAGGTCGAAAAGCTCAGCTCCCTGGAGGAGCAGGGGGCGGTCGCGCAGCTGCGTGAACTGCTGGATGCCATGTGTGAGGACGAGAAGACGGCTCAGTTGGTTCTGGAGCATTCGTTCGCCGAGGTGCAGGACTTCGCGACGAAGTACTTCCGTGTCGTTGAGAAGATGTCCGGGGCCTCACTCCCGGAATAGCTTTCGTCGCCAGGGTGTACCACGAACACCCGGACACTCTGACGGCGACACTGAGGGGCTGCTACGGGATTGGAACCGGGCAGAAAGAGCCGGGTCTGCTGGGTGAGGCGGTGCGTCTCACCCGGCATGCCATGGCCGACACGTCCACGCCTCTGGGTGCGGAAGTGGCCGGGTGGGCCTACCCGGTCGGCATGAACGACCTGTTCCTGCTTGCGGCGTCCATCAAGGATCGGAAGACCTTTGAGAAGGCGACCCCGTGGGCGGTCCAGGCGGACATCGAGGAGAAGGCCCGATACGAGGTCAGCCCGGAGGAACGGGAGCAGGCCCTCCGCGAACTCGACGCGGAAATCAAGTTCACTAGCTAGCGGCACACGCCAAGGAGACGCCATGACAGCCATCGTCGGCCAGGGGGCCATACACATCTTCCCGGTGATGACCGGTTTCAAAGCATCCGTCTCCAAAGGCGTGAAGTTTGCCGGCGAGGCCGGTGCCAAGGCCCTGGCCGACGCGTTCAAGGGCTGCGGCACAGGCATAGGGCGCACCCTCGGTAAGGAGCTCCAGTCCAGCATGGACAGGCTGACCCGGGACCTGTCCAGCACTGGTATTGACAAGCTTCGCGCGGATACGGCGGCGGGCGTCAAGCAGCTGGAAGCAGCCCAGTCCTCCCTATCCGCTGCCACGAGGACCGCAACAGAAACGACTGAGCATCAGACCGGCGTCCTGGGACAGCTCACGGCCCAGATCGACTCGTTGATCGGCAAGACCGGTAGCCTGGGCAGTGCTTTGAAGACCAGCTACTCCCTCGCATCCTCCGGGATTAGCGCAACACCTTTCATTTCATCCATCTCCTCCAGCCTGTCACTCCTAACCGGGGCCATCGCCAAGGCCCTACAGGACCTTTCCCTGGAGCTGACGAAGAGCGTAGCAGAAGTCGGGCAGGGGGTGTGGGCCGAACTCACCCGTGTAGGGACCCTCGTCGGGTCGTGGGCCACGAACCTGGTTTCGACGGTCGGGGCCGGTCTGTCGGCGCTGGCCTACTCTGTCGCAGGGTTCTTTCAACCGGTGGTCTCGTCGGTGTCCTCCGCAGTCGGCAGTATTGGCGCGGTTCTCTCCACGTTCGCAGGACCTGTGATCTCGGCCTTCGGGAACGTCTCGTACCAGGTCCTTGCCCTGTTCCAATCCACGGGGCAGAAGATTTCATCAATGTCCTCCACTGTTGCGGACGGTGTGGGGCGGGCGCTCCTGTCAACCGTGTCCATCGCAGAATCCGTCTCTTCCCAGGTGTCCGCCATCGCCTCACGGGCGGCTTCCGCTGTCTCCTCTGCATTCTCAACTCTCTCCTCGCAGACCTCAGCCGCGGCGGCATCCATCATGGCACCCTTGTCGGTGGTCGGGCAGAAGGCGGGAGAGTTTCTGTCCCCGGCTGTCAGCGCGGCAGGACGGGACATGACGGCTGTCGAGGGGCACGTATCCAACTTTGCGTCCTCCGCGGGAACGATGTTCCTCAATATGGGTTCCGCCATCAGCACCCCGTTCCAGGGTCTGGGGACCAGGTTCAAATCGGCTCTGTCCCCCATGATGCCAGCTGTCACACAGCTGGCATCGTCCCTCGGCGGCGCGCTCGGAGCCGCCGTCGGCAAGATCAAGGGTGGATTTTCCGAGATCCCCCCAACGGCCAAGGCGGCGTTTTCGCTCGTCATGGAGGTCGGGAAGGTGGTCGCCGAAGGCCTTGGCAAGGCGTTCGCCGTCGCCTTCTCGGGTATTGGCAAGATACTCGGTTCTCTGGCAAGCATGGTTACCTCTGCCTTGTCGGGCATAGGTAGGGGCATCGCGTCCGCCGTCAGCAGTGTGGGACAGACCGTCAAAAGCTTCGCCACCGGAGCTGTGGCCGCAGGGGCCGACAGCATAGGCGCGCTCATTAGCGATGGCTTCAGTCATATGAAAGGCATCGATGATCTCCAGGCGGCATGGAGCCGTATAGGCCAGAACCTGCAATCGGGCCTGCTCCCCAGACTTGCACCGTTGCTCAATGCCATTACCCAGGCCCTCGCACCAATCGAGGAGAAAGCCTCGGCCATAGGGGCCGCTTTGGGAGACAAGATCGGCCCGGTAGTGGACTGGCTGACCGACAGGTTCCGCGGATTCGGCGAGAACTCCGACGCACTCACCGGCAAGCTTGCATCACTCAAGCCGATCCTGGGGCCGCTCACGGCGGCATTCGTGGCCCTCGGCTCCGAAGGGCTCGCAGGCCTGCTCACGCGGGTGCCGGTAGTCGGCGGCATGCTCGGCGGCCTCAATGGACCGTTGAAGATTCTCAGCGGGCCGGTCGGCGTACTGACCGCAGCCGTCATCGGACTGGCCGCGACAGGCGGTGACATGACGGCGTTTAGTGGACAGGTATCCAGGATGGCGGACGGCATCGCTTCGGGAATACCCAAGGCGGCGGAGTCGTTCGCTGGGATGGTGCCCGCCATCGTGCGCGCACTGGGCACGGCACTACCGGCGCTCTTGGATGCCGGAACCAGTCTCGTCAACGGTCTGATTTCAGGGGTCATGAGGTCTTGGCCAACACTGGCGCAGTCGTTCGGCGAGATTCTCGACAGCCTCGTGTCGGGACTGACACAGAGCCTCCCCGACATGGTCACCGCCGCCACTGACCTGATAAGTATGCTCGCGCAGGGACTGGTGGACGCGCTGCCCGCCATCACCACGGCGGCCATGACCATCGTCAAGACCCTCGCCAAGGCCATTGCGGACAATATGCCCGCCATCATCACTGCGGCGACTACACTCATCAAGGGCCTGGTCGATGGATTCACCACAAGTCTCCCGCAGCTTATAGAGGCGGCCCTGACCATCGTCAAGAGCCTGGCCCGGGGAATTGTGGACAACCTGCCCTCTCTGATTGAGTCAGCGCTCAAGCTCATACAAGGCCTGATCGAGGGAATCGACCAGGCACTGCCGCAGCTGGTGGACGCGGCCTTGGACATCATCGCCGCCGTGGCCCAGGGGCTGATCGACAACCTTCCCCTGATCCTCGAAGTCGCCGTGCAATTCGTGGAAGCCTTGGTGAGAGGAATTGTCGACAATCTCGACAAGATCATCGAAGCCGCCTGTCAGATACTCGAAAATCTGGTAACGGGACTTATCAACAACATGCCAGAGATAACAGAAGCTGGACTCAAAATAATCTGGGCGCTCGCTGTTGGACTTATCAAAGCCATCGCTTACATCCTCGATGCGGTTGTCAAGATAGTCGAGGCCATATGGAACGGCATTGTCAACGCGGACTGGGGCGAGGTGGGCAGGAAGATCATCAACGGCCTGGTTGATGCCGCGCTCGCCCTCGGCGAGTGGTGCGGTCAGATGTTCGGCAATGTCAAGGACTGGATCCTGGGCGCGTTCAGCGGTGCGGGTTCCTGGCTGAGCGACATCGGCAGGAATGCCATCGAGGGTCTGTGGCGGGGCATGGAGAATGCCAAGCAGTGGCTCAAGGACAGGATTGCGTCCGTGGCCGATTGGATACCCAAATGGATCAAGGACCGTCTAGGTATCCACTCGCCCTCCCGGGTGATGGCGAAGCAGGTGGGTCCCTTCATCCCCGCAGGCATCGCAAAGGGTGTCGAAGATGGCGCTCCTGCGCTCTATGACTCGGTGACCCAGATGGCTGACATGGCCGCACGTAAGGCCAGGTCTACGGTCGCCGCCATGCGGATTGGTGCCAGCGTCTCGGCGGATGGTCCGTCCTCCCAGGGCGGACACCCAGGCAAGGGGTCTCCTGCTTTCGCGCAGGAGGTCAACATCACCAACTATGGGGTGAGCAACCCCTTCGTCGAAGGCACCATCCTCGGTCGCCAGCTGGCGGCTGCGGCGATGCAGACGGTAAGGAGTCAATGATGGCTGACGCGTATCTCTACGACGGTGACCGTACGGTGCGATTCCATGGGGGCCGGTCCCGGCCCCCGGATGGGCGCGGCGTGATGATCGCCAAGGAAGGCATCGAGGGGTGGCTGTCCACTCCTCCGATCAAGACCGAGCTGGTGGAACGAGCATGGGGCAACGGCGCACACGATGTCCCCGCGGACGGTATCTCGTATTCCGCGCGCACCGTTACCATCCACATCGACCTTGTAGGCACCCTCCGTTCCGAGCTGCAGGCCCTGGCGCGGCAGGTGAACTCCATGAGCGGTCGAATGCTACGACTGCGAGTGGCTGACGAGGGCGAGGACACGTATGTCGAGTGCTATCTGCGCTCGGAGTACGGGTCGGACTGGAGCCGTCAGCTGCTTTCAGGCACGCTCACCTTTGTGTGTCCGAGACCTGAACGTCTGGCTTGGGAGGCGCAAACTGGACAGATCGTCGCCCCTGAGGCCACCCCTGGCGGGCTGTCGTACGGCGATGGGGGGCGTGGACTTGCGTACCCGCTGGATTACGGGGTGCAGTCTGCCGACCAGAGCAGGCTTCTGTTGCGCAACGCGGGCACCACCTGCGCCTACCCGGTGCTGACGGCCAACGGTGACTGGCCCGATGGTCTCCTGTTCATGTGGGGCAAGGGCGGCGGCCTTGAGTGGAGGGGGCGCGTGAGCCCAGGTGTGCCTCTGGTTCTGGACTGCCGTTCGCAGACCGCCATGATGGGCGGTGTGGATGTCAGCAGGGGACTGGTGCGGCGCGGTTTCCCCCAAATCGAGCCGGGCGGTGACATCATGCTTCGTCTGCTGAGTGCAGGCGGCGGCTGGGTGGACGTGCTTACGTGCGACACCTACATCTGACAGGCAAGCGAAATACATATAGAGGAGGTTCTTATGGTGACGGCTTTGGGTGTTGCCCAGGACGTGGATGGCAACGGACTTGATGCGTTGACGCACCGCCGCATCCTGGCGGCGCACTACGAAAATACGGGCGTGGTCGAAGGGCTGGAGGTGTCCGGCGACTCCGGACTCCGGTACAAGGCGGCTTCCGGGGTGGCTGTATGTTCCGACGGCCTGGCGGACGGGTTTGTGGAGGCGTACTGGCCTGGCGGGCCGACTGAGGAGGCTGTGTCGGCGGGAGACAGCGCCTACCCACGCATCGATACCGTCTACCTTTTAGCGGACACCAAGGCTGGCGGCCAGGTGAGCCTGCACGTGGCCGAAGGGACACCGTCCGCATCAACCCCGATGCCTGACCTGCCGTCAGGTGCGTTGCCGCTACGGTCCTTCGTCATGCCAGCGGGTGCGGCCTCCACGATGTCGGCCACATATGCGCAGAGCATGGAGTACGCCATCCCCTACGGAGGGTCGCTGGGCAGGCTGGGCTACGCACAGCGGACGGACACGGACGGCCTGCAGTGGGCCAGCATGGAGCAACACCAGTTGTCCCTGACGACAAGCCGGCTTTCCACGGATCGCCTGGTGGACGTGGTGTGGGCCTACAGGGCGTCCACGTCGGGCGGGATAGGTTCGTTCGTTGCGAACCTGTACGTCGACGATCAGCCGGTCAGTGACGGCAAGGACGAATGCGCGGTGTTTGAACCCTGGGCGCGCCAGTCGTGCCGCTGGCGGGTGGCGTTGGCGGGCGGGGACACGCACAAGGTGCATGTCGCCATCAAGCCTGCTGTCAGCAGGCCGCGCTGGTGGTGGAGGGGGTTCCGGTCGCTCGAAGTGACCGATGTGGGGGTATCCAGGTGAGCTGGAGACACTACATCTGCGACGCCCGCGATGGACGGATCGTATGCCCCATCGACATCCCCAGCTTCCAGTGGGAGTCCAGTGGGCGGCAGCAGAGCTTCAACACGTCGACCAGGGAGATGGGTGACCGGTCGGCCAGTAACCTCACCGTCCCCTGGACGGCGGTCCCGGCTGACGACCCCATCGGGCGGAACCGGATGCTGGACTCGACCAGGCGGGCCCTGTGCGTGTGCTGGAAGGATGACGACACGGATGACCGGATAGGCGATCCCGTCCTATGGGGAGTCATCGGGGCCCGCCAGGACAGACAGTCCGATACCAGCTTCCCTCTTGAGTCACCTTTGGACATGCTGTCCGAGCGCATCGCGGTACGCGAGGGGACGTTCAAGGACGGATACAGCACCGACACGGTAAGTTACAACAGGCTCTCGTACCGGGCCATCATGAGTGACATCGGGCTGCTGGCTACGAGCCGCAAACAGGGCGGTGAACTCCCCATCGACTGGCCGTACGCGAACGAGAAGGGAACCAGGGAGAAAAGCTCGCTCCACGCATGGAACGTCCAGAACAACAAAGCAGACAAGCTCCTGACTGACATAGCCAATCTCGTCAACGGTCCCGATTTCGCCTTCGAACCCTATCTATCGGACCAGCAGCACATCCGGGTCAGGTTCGTGGCAGGCTCGGACGCCGACCTCGGACTTTATGCCGGAGCAACCCCCGTCGAACTGACCTACTATCCAGGCACGGGCCATCTTAATGACCTCCAGGTGTCCCACGCCGCCCCGATTCAGAGGTGGTACGCCAGCGGTGCGGGAACCGATGAGGCGACGATAACCGCATATGCGGAGGACATGGCCGAGGTCGTAAGCCGCATGGACCCACAGATACTGCGTGAAAGCGCATACTCGGACACCGACACGGAGAACGTGGACGTGCTCAAGGACCATGTGCGGTCACGCCTTGCGGCGAACAAGCGCAAACTCATCCAGATATCGGCGGACATCGACTTCTCTGACACCGCCGCAGGCGGGATCCGTTGCTCGCCCGCAACTCTGCGCCCGGGAATGCCGACCACACTCCACATTGGTGGCTTCCCGAGTCTGCTGGACGGCGACTACCCCGGAACGATCATGAAGATCTCGGGCAATCAGACCACAAAGGCACGAATCACCTTCGATGTCATGGACAACCCGATCCAGTAAGGAACAGGAATGGTATACCACCCAAACCTCACACTCAGCCCAATGGAACAGGTGCTGGCCGCTACCACCGACGCGCTCACCTCCTCGTCCCATCAGCAGACGAGCCTCTCGGCGAGCACCGCCTGGCATAACGTTGATGGTTCGCGGACCTTGGTAGGCCCCGCAGCGGGGAGCGAGGGCATCGTGCAGTGGGTGGGGGACACGACCGCCCCGGGGGTTCCGTCCGGTATCGATGTGGAATCGGCGGCGGGCATGGTGCTGGTGTCCTGGGACGGCACCCTTGAGGGCGGCGTTCCCGCCGATTTCGACCATGTGCAGGTCCTGGTGGATAACGTGGAGGCGGGCAGAATGACGGCCCGTGGCACGCTGGCCCTGGGCCCATACGAGGTCGGGTCTTCGCATTCGGTTTCCGCTGTGGCATGGGATGACGCGCACGGTGAGGACGGTAGTCCCGCCCCCAACGGCAGCGAACCCACCGCGCCCGTACAAGTCGTCGTGTCGGGTGCCGACATCGACCCGGAGCGTCTGGGCATCGAACGCACCAGGAGCGAGACGCCGCCTCAAGGCGAGGGCAAGAACCGCGGTGATCTGTGGATGCAGTACGGGACGGGGGATAAGCCGGCCCTTGTGGCCGAGTGGTGGTGGGACGGGTCCGAGTGGGAGCCGATTCCGGTCGCCATGTACTTGGACCAACTGTCCGCACGCGATGTGCAGGTGGATGCGGCGGTCATCGGCCTGCTGTGCGCGGGTATCATCCGGTCGGGCTCGTTCACCACGGCTGATGGGCTGGTGGGCTTCGACAAGTCGGGCTTCTGGGCCAAAGACGAGGACGGTAACACTCTGTTCAAGGCGACCGGGGATGGCGTGCATGCGGTCGGTGGGTTGCAGACTGCTTCGAGCGGGGACCGTGTACAGCTGAGCCAGACACTGATCCAAGGCACCAAGACGGGCGGGCTGCAAGGCATCGGCGACGACAAGACGCACCCGTACTGGCTGATATGGGGGACCCATTCGGACGAGTTCGACCGTCTGTCGATGGGCACCAGCCCGCAGCAGCCCCAGTTCACGGCTGTAGCGAGCCGCGAAGGCGACTCAGCCTCGATGGTGGCGGGCAGAGTGGACCTCGCCGGGGGCAGCATCAACATGTATACGTCCAGAGTGACGGTGAATGAACTGCCTGCCGGGTTCAAGGACTACAACCCTTCCTCCTACCTGGGCTGGTCTGCGGACTACGAGGACTATAACGGCGCTACCCGCCTGTACAAAAGGGCCGGGGTGTACTTCCTGGAACTGAACATCAAGGTGAGGACAGGGGTCGTTCCCTCACAGAAGACCATCCCCGTGGTGCGCCTGGACCCGTCGATCATGCCCGACCACAGCCTGGACGTGCTGGCCTACGGCACCTCGTACGCCATGGGCCGCTTCCATGTGTTCGGACCAGGGGAGAGCCAGCCGCAAGGCACCATCAGCATCGGTACCGCGAATACGACCGCCAACTTCTTCAGTGGCCAGATGTTCTGGGCGGAGGCACGATGAATGAAGTGCTGATCGATCTGGTGGAGAACCTGGTGTCTCCCATGCTGATACCCGTCCTGACCGGTGTCTGCGGCTGGCTGCTGAACGGGCACCGCAAGGAGGAGGAGCGGGACCGTGCCGTGGAGGCCGGGCTACGCACACTCCTACGTGCCGAACTGCTGGAGATCCATGCCAGGTACGTTCCCTTGGGCAGTATCCCGCTGGTGGCCATGGAGGAGGTGGAGCGCATCTACCAGGCGTACCACAGCCTGGGCGGCAATGGGACGGGCACGAAGATCTATGAGGAGATTAAGGTCCTGTCAACCGTGGGCTGACCAGTCCCTTCCTCCATGCATGCCACTCCGTCCGGGTGGCTTTTCTTTTATCCCTTTGAGAGGAGGTCGTATGCGGCTGCCGAGATTGAAGACCGTCGCTCTGTTCTGCCTGACCTTGCTGGCCGTGGTCGCGGTCGGTGCGGTGGTGGTGGCGGCGGTCAGGCTGACGTTGTCGTGGTGTGTGGGACGGCTCCTGGCGTTCTGCCTGGCGCTCATGTTGCTTACCGCCTGACCGCGTTCACGCGGTTCCGTTTTTGTTCGTGCCGCCCGCCTGGGTGGCGTTTTCCTGCGAGGAGGTATCCATGTCCTACCAGGACATTACCCAGTACAATGCCGCCTGTTTCACGCCCGGCAGGCCGTATGGCATCACATCCATCACGATCCACTGGTGGGGCGACCCGAGCGACGGCCCCACTTTCGATGGCGTCATCCGTACGTTCACGTCCGGTGCGCGCGGCACGTCCGCCCACTATGTGGTCGAGGACGGGCGTGTGGCCTGTCTCGTTGCCCCGGGTGACCGCGCCTGGGCGTGCGGGGACGGCGTGGGCGTCGGGTCGGGCGGCAACGACACGAGCATCTCGATAGAGTGCAACCCCCGCCAGAGCGACGGGGATTACCGGACGGTCGCCGAACTGGTGCGGGACCTGCGCGCCGTGTACGGGGACCTGCCCCTGTACCCGCACAGTCGCTGGTTCAATACCCGGTGCCCCGGCACCTATGACCTGTCCAGAATCGACCGGATTGCCCGGGGCCTGCCCGACACCGGACATGCGCCGCCAGCCACCGCCCCTGCGGGTACTGCCAAGGTCCGGCCCGGCCTCGCCGCCCATGTCCATTACCGGCTGCGCCGGCAGGGCGGCGACTGGCTCGACGAGGTGACCGACTACGGGCCGGGCGACGAGGGGTTCGCTGGCCTGCCCTGCTCTGCCCACGACCTGCTGACCGTGCGCGTGGATGAGGGCAACCTGCGCTACCGGGTCCACATGCTGGGCGGCGACTGGCTCGACTGGGTGGACCGCTCCGACATCAACGACACCGTGAACGGGTGCGCGGGGGTGTCGGGACAGGTGATTGACGCAGTGCAGCTGCACTACACGACACCGGCAGGGCGCACCCTCGCCCAGGCCTGGTACCGCAGTCAGACCGCCGCCCGTCAGGGATGGCTGCCCACTGTGTGCGACGACGGCACCAGCTATGGCGGGGATGCCTTCGCGGGCATGTTCGGCGAACCTCTGGACCGCCTCCAGATCGCCATCAGTGACGGCAACCCCTTCTGACTGAGAGGAGATACTCATGACCGACCCTGAGACCATGCCCCGGCACGCCACTCCTTGCCCGCCCCGGTCGCAGTCAGGCCTCGCCAACTGGGCCAAGGCCGCCGCCGTACGCGCGGTCAAGACCGCAGCCCAGGCGGCCTTGGCGGCTGTACCCGCCAGCGCCGCGACCATCGGCACGGTGGACTGGTCCCTGGTGGCCGGCACCGCTGCCCTGTCCGCGATGATGAGTCTTTTGACCAGCATCGCCGGCCTACCCGAGGTGGATTCCGGTGCCAGTGTCCGGCAGATGGCCGGCAGATAGATTGTGCCCTCGGTCGTCCGGCCGGGGGCGGAAACAATAGGAGGATAAATGAAATCAATGAATGGAGGTGATCCTGGTGGCGAGTGTCTCAAAGTTCATTGAGCGCATGAGATATTGGTGCGTGCAGGCCAACATGGGCTATTCGCAGTCCGACCGGTGGCATTTCGATCCCGCCGCCGGTAACTGTGACTGCTCTAGCCTGGTCATTCACTGTCTGCGTGAGGCCGGTTTCGACACCGGTTCAGCCAATACGACCAGGAATTTGAGTGCGAACCTCACCGCTCGCGGCTGGGCGAGGGTGTCAAACGACGGGAATCCCTATCCGGGTGACATCCTGCTCAACGATGCCAACCATGTGGCCGTGTACATCGGCGGGGGCCTAATCGCCCAGGCTTCCGTCAGCGAGACCGGCGGTATCGCCGGTGCCCCCGGCGACCAGACCGGTGGTGAAACCAATGTGAACAATTACTATAACTTCCCGTGGAACTGCTACCTGCGGTGGACGGGGAACAACGATTTACAAGGAGAAATTGATATGCCAGTGAAGACTGATCCGATCAACTGGGACGGCATGAACACGACCGTGGAGTACGCTCTGCAGGACATCAAGCACAAACTGGATGCCTTGGGCAATGCCCAGAACATCAGCGATAAGATCTGGTTCGGGCCCGGCAACGGTGTCCTTGAGGAGACCCCGCTGTATGCGCTGCGGGAGATTCGAAACAGCGTCAATTCCAAACTCAAGTAGCCTGACTCTCCCGGCGTTCTGTTACACGATGGGGGTCGGGTAGCTGTACGTGCACCCTCGCTCCGGGAGACCGGAGCGAGGGTGTTTTCTGCGTTTAGGAAGCGCTGAAAGAGGGTAATCAGCGTTCAATGGGGGCCTGTTTGATGGTCAGCCGGCCTTCCAAGAGCAGTTTGTGCAGCAGGTTCCTGCCGTGGTCTTTATTGTCGAGGGTGGCACCGTAGGTGGTGATGAGACGATTGACCTTCTCGAACATCTCCTCCTGCACGGAACCTGCTTGGACCATTTCATTCCTGCGGTCCTGGTTGTAGTAGAAGATTAGGTGTGTATCGCTCTCGTAGAGGTTTACCGCATCGAAGATGGCCTGGAAATACGAATAGTCGGCATCGCCCAGCGAATGCCCGAAGAACTTGACCATCCTTGTTGCGCTGTCTGGGGACCCGGCGACGTAGGGGCGGACCAGTAATTGGTGCGATTTGCTACTCAGCCCCATAAGACGGTAGGTCTTGGTGAATTTGACCGTGCTGGCGTAGTAGGGTTGGGTCGGGTCCAGGTCCTTACCGTCCATGCCGAAGATGATGTTACCTGTTTTTGCCAGCCCATGGACGTTCAGCATGGAAGGTTCGCCATATCCGGATGGTAGTACTGGACATGTGTAGTTAAAGTTGAGCACGCTAGTTGATTCGAGGAGTGCACTGATTGTATAGTCCGTTGTAGATGCTTGCACACTGGTCTGCAGCTGGTCGATTGCTAGGGCCAGTAGTAGCCTTTCAGCCACATCATGGTAATCGGCACATTCTCTCTTTTGTTCCACGAGATATATGGCAAACGCCCGCTCAAAACGATGCAACTCCTCCCGAAGGATGGACAGAACCGAGGCTGGATTCCATTTCGAAGGTTTGAGCTGGTACACCGCTCGTGCAAAGAAGTACACTGCTCTCTCAGCTTGAGTTCGTTTACGGCCTGGCAAATTCGATTTTCCTATGGGACGTATCTGCTGCATGTGATTTGCGCAGGGGGAATCCTCGGTCGTTGCTCCGTAGTCCACCCACGCTCTAAGGCACTCCTCGACGTCGTACCATGTTCGCTCCTGCTCATCTTCGCTTAGGATGTAATCCCACGCGGTCAGACCCTTGTTCCAGAACAGGTACGCGTGGTGATTACCATCCGGCAGCTTGCCGTTTGGTCCTTCCGGTCCCTGGTACGGCTGCCCGCGTTTCGACTGCCACTCCCTATCTGCTTCCAGCATCAGGGTTTCCCTCGGTTTCATGAAATCGGCGAAAGCTGACTTCAGGCCGCATTGAAGGTCGAACCCGTTGCCGAGAACCAGTAACTGATCTTGCTTGCCCAC